ATTGTTCTTTTGTTAGAATCCTCAAAGCTTGTTTTGCCTTTTCATTACTATAACCATAGTAACGTTTAACATAATCAAGGTCTTTGATCTTATCTTGTCGGAGCCAGGGAGAAAATCTCTTCTTTTTCCTGAGACTATTTAGAAAAAAATCATATTGCATTTTCTTGGGCAGAAAATGATACTGATTCATCTCATTTGCAAACATGATTGCATCCAGATGACCAGAGAAGCATCTGTTGACAACGTATGGAGGATATTCCTTCTCAATAGAAGGATCTTCATCAATCAGATTCTTCTTCGTTTGGTTGATCGAGTTTAACCAATCCTTCAATTCCATAATTAAACAATAGTAATTCTTTTCTCTTTTGCTGATCTCGCATGTATTCACCAACGGATCTCATTGTATAGGTAAGATCAAATTCTGCTGCTCTCCATTTAGAGTCAGTAAATCTGTCTTTGACAAGTTGATCAGAATTGTATGATACAAGAGAATCTAATGAGCACTCATTACAATGCTGAGCAAAAAGGTCATGATCAAATCCTTTATGCATTGAACCCTTTTTACCATAAAGATTATCTTTGATATCATATGGAGGATCAAGGTACATGAAAACCTTTCTATCTGATGTTTCATCCATCAGATAATCATATGAGTAATTAGTAATATCCCAATGAGCAATAATTTCCTGATAACCAGGAAGTTTCTCAATACCTCTCATTGAAAAATTACTTACTGATGCCATCTTGGAAAAAGAGGAACTTTCAGTAAGACCGCTAAAGGAGCATTTGTTGACAATATAAAATGCACATGCCCTATCAAAGGCAGATGCTTTCGTATCATTCAGTGTATCTTTGGAGGATAAAAACAGTTCTCTTGCTCGCTCCTCATTATGATGATATGACTTCAGATTAGTCAAGTTCTCTTTCATATCAACCCCAAACATCTGGACTTGTTGCCAGAAGTTTACCAGAGGTTCATACAAGTCATTAACCCAAATCTTTAGGTTGGGATACTTCTTGGTAATATGAATTGCCACACTACCTCCGCCAAGGAAAGGTTCTCTGAACTCCTTATAATCCCTCAGATCAGGGAAGAAAGGGTCCATCTTCACACAGGCACGAGATTTACCCCCTGGATACCTGAGGGGCGTCTTCAATGATTTCATAATCTTTAGGATGATACTTCAAAAATTCCCAGAAGGTCAACTTCATTTCCTTATGGGTCATACCGCAATGCTTTGCGGCAGCAGGTAAAGTCATTTTAGCACGAAACAGTGCTTCATTTGCCTCTTGAACATTCTCTGGAGTAGTTTTTACTCTCGGTTCAACCAATTTATTTTTATCAATATTGAGTAGAACCATCAATCTCCTCAAATCCAGTAACAAGGGTATCTGTAAGTCTATTTACACTACCCGACATAATACGATATCCAGAACCAACATAAAGTTGACCTAATACCACAGCAACTGTGCAGATTCCCCAGAAAATATAATAATGGGATGATTTCATTTGGTGTGCTTTGTTCTTTTTCATAATCATATGTAGGTAACAACAAGAACTATTCTCCGCTCCTTTTCAGGAGCTCTATAACAATGCAATCCTTCAAAGATAATTATATCATCTTCTTTTGGATTATGCACGTCTACTATGTTCCTTTGATCATCCATAACTAAAGTTTCTCCTCCTGCTGGTGTCAAATAGATCAGCATATTTTTATGAGGAAAAGGATGATCATAATGTGGTATTGAAGGTCTATCATCATCAAGGGGATGTTGACAGTTTGCATTAAATCTGTATATACATCCAACTCTGATCTTATTGATATAAAATATTTCCTCTAGGAGAGGATAAAATCTTTCAGTAAGATCAGAGCAAACTTCTGGATACAAATACCTGGCACTTAGAGATCCCCATCTTGGGCGATTTATGAAACGATGACTATAAAAAGGAAAATCTTGATAATCACCTGTTTCGCTATCCATGGGAGTGGATTTGCCACAATATGACCAAGGGAAATGAGTTGATTGTATAAACTCTTTCAAATGGTAATAAAGTTCACTTTTGGGATTTTGTAGTTTTGCTATCATACAATAATCTTTTTCTCATCTGGAGTAATCAATTTACTTCCATAAAGATCATTATACTTCTTCTTGACAGAAGAAGCAACTTCGGCAATGTATACAATATGATTACGAACCATCGTAATCTCAGGATTATCAGAATCAATTACGGTTGCCCATGGAGCAAACCCATAAGAGTTACCGCTAGGAAGAACAACCAAACCATTCTTTACAGTAATGGTATTTTCATCTTCAGACACTAGTTCTGCGATGACTTCTTCACCAGTAACAATACGAAGCAATTTTACATCAATCATTTTATTGTCCGTTGAGTTTTACAAAGTTTTCAAATTCTACTTCAACATTTTCTGTAGTGTTGTTTCCTTGACTAATCCAGAGATGACAGAACTCATACAAAAGTTGAATTTCCTTTAGATTAAAATGATTCTTAAGTTTTAAAAAAGTCTCTTGTCGGAGTTGCATCCGATCATCAGTGTACCGCCAATCGTTTGTCATTTGAACTCACACTCCACCATAATTTCGGTAAGACAAGCAAGCATGTTGATCTCTTGATCTGCTACGAACGCCGCCTGATACTGATACTTAGCAAGCACAAGCACAGCAGCAGGAACGCTATTGTTCTCAAGGGCATCATAAAGAGCATCGTAGATACGACGCAGAAGTACAGTAGTATCATTATCCAGATTAGAAACGATCCACTTACGTACCTCAGCAAAATTCTTTTGTTTAAGATTTTTGATAAGATCATTTACAGCAACATCAGAGAAAGAAGCGAGAATACCAGAGTCAATCTTCCCGCTTACAGAGTAACGCTGACATTCATTTAAAACACGACGCCAATCGGGGAAGTGTTTGTTAATAAGTTCTACCAGGACCTTGTTATCATATTCAACACCTTCTGTATCCAGGATTTGTTTGGTACGTTGGAAGAACTGGGCAGCGATGGACTGACGGTCTTTTCCTTTGATTCCAAACTCAACGACTGCACAACGGGAGTGGAGGGGTTCAAGGATTTTGTTTTTGTAGTTACAGGTGAAGATGAATCTACAGTTGCCAGCAAACTCCTCAATAAACGCCCGTAGGAGGAGTTGTACATCGTTGGACGTGTTATCTGCCTCATCAATGATGATGACTTTGTGTTTAGAATCTGATGTAAGCGAGACGGTCGAAGCGAAGTTCTTCGCATTGTTTCTGACAGTATCGAGGAATCTACCCTCGTCGGATCCATTGATGACATATACGTCTACCCCAAGTTCATTACATAAAGCTTTAGCAACAGTTGTCTTACCAATACCAGGAGGACCAGCAAGAAGCATGTTGGGAATTTCTCCCTTATTTAGGAACTCCTGGAAGGTCTTTTTAGTAGACTCTGGCAGGATACATTCTTCAATAGTTTTCGGGCGATACTTTTCAACCCAAATAAAATCACTCATAACAAAAAAGAAAATCGTTTACTAGTTGTTCCGCTTTTTCTTTGCCGAACTTACTACTCAAATAACCACTGACAGGATCAAGACGTTTCATGTATTTGTCAAAATCGCTGTAAGTAGAATGGACAGCAAACCCATTAGGTTTCTTAGATTCTAGCATTTCTTTGTATGCCTGTAAATAAGCAGCGAAGTCATCCAGATAATCATTTACTTCCGACATGGTGCATTTGCGGACAAATACATTTTCAGAAAAATGATTACCAGGTTCAAAGAATCTAAATGTTCCCTCTGCCTTAGGAAGATCTGGATGAGAGAACAAATGGTTTTCTACTGGGTGCTGAAAGTCAAATACAATAATGACTTTCTTATCAAAGAAACCCATCAAATCCATCCCAAAGCAGGGTAGATTTTCACCCGTCTTTGGATAGATTATGTTGTTGTAGATGCAGGACTTCTCATCCCATATCTCAACTTCCCTAGACTTGATAATGTATTTGCTGTTGTAGAGTTTGGCAGAAAGGTTAGTGACTCCTCCAGATGAGAACTGGAGAGATCTCCAATCCGCCCAGTCACAAATGTTCTCGAAGTCAGGGAAGGTATTAAAAATGAGTTTTTTATACTCATTCCAAAGTGTTTTCATTATTCACCAAGATTATGAATTACTGGTTTTTCATGTGCCAGTATGCGATAGAGTTCAGGGTTTTGTCCAGCGGAAACTGGAATAAATTCAGTTTCTGGATTAAACTCATCATCGCGGATCGCTTGATTAATAACAATCGATCCTTTCTCACCAGAAGTGCTACGATGATAAGTTCCAATAGGAACAACCAAAGCACCGCTCTGACGATTCAAATGAACAATATGATATGGAAACTTCCATTCCAAATTTACAAGTTCAAAGATTCTTTCACCTGAGAGGACACGATTATGGTCCACTTGATGATAGTGAA